ACTGTGCACAGTTTCATTGCCATCTTGCCAATCAATGGTAATTTCTGTACCACGTTGTTGTTCCATGACCGCAGTGTATTCCAGACTGCCAAATAAGCCTTCCCAGGCCATGGCAAAACTACTTTTGTTGTCGATCTTTTCTTTGATGTATCTGTCGGTCATGATTGGACGCAGTTGTCCCACAATGGTTTCTGGCCCCATGTTCAGTGCACGAATAGCCGATGGATACAGTGAGTTGATGTCAACTGATCCTATCCACTCGTGTATGCCTTTTTTTGGATACGCCACATAGGCACCTGCGGCCTGTGTGTCGTCATCTGTTAGCCGTTGTTGACGGTTGGGCACAACCATACCACGTTCGTGTGCTTCATTGATAATGGCCTGTTCGGTTACTGCCACTGCACCCATGGTGGTTTGTAATAACACAGTATTGGCATGTGCAAGTTCATTGGCTAGATCTAAGAATCGCAATTTTTGATCCAGTTTGTGCAATAACAATGTATCTTGGCGATTGTACTCTAAAAATGTTTTAAAGTTTTGATTGTACAACTGATCCAGGGTACCTTCAAACTGTGTTTTGCGTTCATCCAGTTCATATTCGCCAATGGCATCTAGACTGTAACTGTGGCGTTCTTCATAGGTATATTTGCGATACAGTTGCATGTAATCCATGTGTACGCGGCCAATCAAATCATATGTTTGATTCTCTGCACCAAAACGCTCAAACATACGTGGTTTGGGATATTGATTCCACAGACAAAATCTACGGGTGTCATCTTTGTTTAACACACGAGTCACACCATTCACTGTGTAAGGAATATCATAGCCTTCTGAGTTCCACCCTGATAGTGCATCTGCATCTTCGATTAAATCCAAGAATGTTTTTAACATTTCCTCTTCACGCTCAAACAACATGCAGTTTTCAAAAGTAGCCGCAATTTCCTCTGCAGTGGCCCAGCTCATGTGTTTGGGAGGCACAGCCAATGTGACCAATTGATCCAGCCAGGTCAGATACAATGATATGGCAGTGATGGGATTAAATGGGTCAGACACAGGTGAAAATCCACGCTCGGGATCAAATGCTACTTCAATGTCAAAAAATGCCACATTAAGTTCCGGAGCATCCTGTCCAATATAATTTTCACTCAGGCACCTAAATACAGGATTTATATCACTTTCGTATAGATTTTTGTGTGACTGAGCACGAACTTCTTTGCGAAATTCTTTATTGTTGCGTGTGCTAAATCTTGACACCGGGGTGCCATAGATACTGGTAAATTTACCTCGAGGATCGTCGTAGTAGAATATGTAGTTGGCTGGAAATTCACGATATTCTCGTACACCATTTCGTCTCTCAACTACATGTATACGATCATGTTCTCGGTCATACAATGCATCAATGTAACTTATAATAATTCTCCATGTTACTTACATTATATAATAATTACAGAGTTTTTCCTACTGTTTCTAAGATTGTTTCCAACAACTCATGATCCTGTTTTTCTCGACCAAATTCTGCTTTATGCGCCAATTTGATAGCTTTTTTAAGAATAGACGGTTTAATTTCGAGTTCTTCAGCTATGGCTTTGATTGTGTCATTAAGCCCGCCTTGTAGTGTTTCAATTTCGTGCGTTACCTGCATACCTTCATTGATAATTTGGATAAGTTTGAGTTTTTGATCGCCGTTAAAAGTTTTGTCTGACATAGGTTCTCCTGTTAGTTTTTATTATACAGCAAAAATAGAGCAAAGTCAATAACAAAAATGCTCACTTTGTAGTCCACGGTAGCGAATCGCTTTCTACGCCCAGCAGCCGGGCACACCTCGCAACTAGTGCGGTCCTAAGGGTGTTCTTTATCTTCCGGCCGCAGCTAATGCGGCTCCGTTATTGAAACTTCTACTCCATGATGCGGCCTGAATATTGCCGCGATCTTTTGACCAACGATATCCTGCACGATGTCCTGAGCAGTCTTTGGTACACGGAGATCCTAAAAAACTCAGCTCATGCAATTGTTCAGTTTCAAAGTCTAAAAATGTATTGGCAAACATGTGGCACAGTTCATGTATCTTGGGATTCTTGGTACATTCAATATGAAACTTTTTGTGCTTGTAGCTGTCACTGTGCACCTGTGTGGGATCTTCAAAGCCACAATACACTTTGCGTACAGGACTGTTGTCAATGAGTTCAGTACAACTGGGACCGTCTCTTTGAGGCATGGGTTCACTGCAGGGACTGCAAGTTGTAATGATAATACTACCCGGGGGTATGCTACCGTGCTCACGTTCATATTTTTCCATGGCTGCCATTTCACCATGTACTCTATTGCTGCCTCTGAAATAATTCACTGCTTTGACCAGATTGTTGTTGGGATCCAGTACGGCAGCTGCAACCATACCATAGTAATCAGTATCACGTTGTTGTCCTGCAATCACAAGTTCGCATAACTCAACTAAAATTTTGTCTAGTTTGTCATGGTTACGAATTTCAAAATCTGAGGCTTTCATAATATTATTTATTTGATATTTTTAACAGTAATTCAAAATATAATTTGCAAAAAGTTTGTGTCCTTCTGGAGTTGGATGTTTATACCCAGGAATCTGTATGTTATATTTGCTACTTTCAAGCAATTCCATTCTTTTTTCAGCTAATTCAAGTACTTGTAATAATTCTTTTTTGTTAGAACTGTCAATGAAATTTTCAAGATGCTCTAATACCATTGATAAAAAAACACAGTTATTGCTAAATGGGTTATCAATCAAAACTTCTAGCCAACTATGGCACAACATAGATGATTTTAAATTGTAATATGTGTCGTTGACATATGTACGGGCTGTTATCAATTTGCATCGTTTGTCCCAGGCACAGGATAAAATATAATTTTCAACTTGTTTGCTGAGTTCACTGACTAAATTATTAATATTTTTAAATTTGGTTCCTTTATAAAATACCAACTCTCTTCCTACTTCTGTTAGTACAATAACAATGTAAATTTTATTGTAAGGTAATGTTTTTAAAACATCATTCAATCTCACGGCTTGCTCTGCCATCCATAAATTACTCATAGCTGGTAAAGAAATGTTGATCCAGTCTGCCTGCAACATTTGACTCAGTTGATTACCAAACACGCTGTCTACTCTGAATTTGTTGATTTGATCTGAGTTTGAATTTTCTGGCAATAGATGCCATAAAGAACCCCCAAACGACCAACTATCTCCAATAGTGACTACCAGCGATGATTTATCTCTGTACACACTATCGAATGTATTATGTTTTAAAAATGGTTTGGTGGTACCAGTACGGTAATCAAAAATTTTATTTAAATTTAACATTTATTGTGTTGATACAAAGTGACCACTGTGTTAACTTTAATCAATTTTTGATTAGATCACCTGGGTCCAACTGGTAATGGTAGGATCATGAAAAATTTCATCCAGGTAATCTTGGCATTCCCAGATGTCTTCTTCTGCAAAGTCAAATTTATCATAGGCACCAGTGGCCTCAGCCACTTTTCTAAGGTATTCTACTATGGCATCTTCGCCGGCTTCTTTTAATGCAGCTCTGACTTCAGGTTCTACTCGAGCCAAGATTCTCAGTCCCCATAGTGCCGCACCACCCCAACTGCTGTCAGCATCAAATTTTTGCACAGGAGCATCACGATACCAGTCTGGTGCATCTGCCAAGGGATCTGGGCCCGGAGTGTCAACCTTATTGGCCAGGCTTTGATTCATGAATCCCACAAACTTGGGATCAGTGGCTTCCTTGACCTTGCCTTTGGGGAATCTTTCACGCAGTAGTTTTTTGATCATGGCCTGTGTGCGTGGATCTGTGGGAGGCAGTTGTTCTTTTCTACGCAAGAAGAATCCCACTGTGATACCGCTGTCGCCTGAAATTGTGGCCACGCCCGGAGGGTAATCTGTTGACAACAGTTTTTTCAACACCGCAACATTGGGCGGTAGCATGACCACTGTTTCAAATTCACTCACAGGCAAAGCACGGCTTTGGTCTTTTCTTGATTCATTTTTAAATTTATTCACAATAGCAGCCTGTGCAGCGGCACTGTTGGCAGTGATGGTCATTGACTGTGCATATGCCGGTTTCCAGGCACTGCCAGTGGCTTCCCAAAAAGCTCGTTCGGCAAGACGTGTCATATTACGTCCTTGCTTGTAGCGCTGTATGTCCATGACCAAGATGGGCATGCCTTTGGTTCTCAAATAATTGATCAGCTGATCGTCCTTGGCACCCCGCCCTATTACGTTTTCAGGACCACTCACCAGTTTGGCCAACTTGGTCATGTATTCTTGGCGATACAAAGTGGGATCCGACGCTATGATCATGGCTCGAATAAATCGTCCCACAGAATTGTAAATGCCGGCCAAGTCTGCCAGATAGTTGCCGCCGGCATGACGAAAGCTGAAATATTTGCCGTTGTTGCTGATGCTGTCCATGTGTCCTCGGGTGGCATCCCGAGCAATATTACTCAGCTTGTTCATGTCAATTTGCACAGTGGTACGTGGCTGACCAGTCACACTGAGTTTTTTGTTAGCAGTTTTTACATCAATGGCACCGGTGGCGTGTTGTTGGAGTCTTTGCAGTACACTTTGAGCATAGCGACTGTCTTCGCGACCAAAGTATTTGAGCACATACTGATCTCCCAGGAACACTGCCAACTTCAGTACATCCAACCGACCTGGTATGCTGACATTGATGTGCAGGCCTGTGGTTGAGTTGGTGTACAAGTTGAGAGTTTGAGCTAGGCCATAAAAGTTTTTCAGCGCGGTCACAGCTTCCATGGCTGGCATGGGCGGACTCACAATTTCACAGCTGACATCGTTGCGATCGTTGGCTTCAAGACTGCCGTCGGGTTCAATGTACCAGTCGGTCATGTTCTTCTTGCTTTGATGATAGCTACGGAACACATTGACCTTGCGACCAGTCATGTTTTGCAGTGCAGGTACCAAAATATCCACTGCTTCTTTGTAGCCAGTGGGCGGCTCATCCATGTCGTCGTAGTCTGACTGTAACCACTCATCTAGATCCAAGGCTTGCCAGATCCGATTCATTGGCTGTTTGAGATCAAAATAGGCCATGAAATCGCCAGATATTTTGGCTGCTGTTCGAGAGATCTGATCACGGTCAACTATGCGTCCGGCATAGACAAAGCTCAGCAGTTCATCCCAGTCGTTGTCGGCGATTGCTTGAATACGTGAGCCTAACTGTTCAACTTCTCGTTTGTTGCTGTCATAGTACACACGACTACCAAATAGACGGAAAAATTCCAGTTGTTCCACCGGCGACAGATTGGTAGGAATTTGATTGTTTCTGTAGCTGCCGGCCATTTTTTGCAAGGATTTGGCTCGAATTTTTTCTGGAATTTGATCAAACAGTGTTCGTATGCTGACCAATCTCTCACGGCTCATGACTTCGGCTGCAGATTGCATGTCTGTGTAGCCGTTCACAGGTTGGCGGAATTCAAAATACTGGTCAAAATCTTTGGGTGTCAGAGTTTCAAGATCAGCGCTTTCAAGGAACTGAGTGATTGCATGATCAAATTCTTTGAGTCGCTCTGCGGAATTGTCCACCTGAGATTGTGCAGCATCAAGGGTGGCTTCGGGCATGTGCACTTCAAATTCAAATCCTACCAACACACCTTTGGCCTGGCCTTGTTCAACTGCACGGTCAAATTCCGTGGGTGTCATGGCCACTTCGTCTATGGCAACAGATTCGGGTAAAAAGTCGTAGAGTTTCATGTTGTATTTATTGTTATCTAATACCTATGCGCAGCAAGCTGGTGTACTCAGTTTCTGGATCTCGGAACTGATGATCGCCGTCATACAGTATGGTTTGTAAGGGGTATGAGTCAAAGTCCGGATCCACATCTGTGCGGCTTTGCAACACAACCATGACACCTCGAGGTATGTGATCAAACCAACCCTGATTTGGCATGTCGTGCACACTGCAATTTATGACCAGACCGTCTTGATCCAATTGCTGGTAGTTTAACTGATTGGCATCTTTGACCATGGATTCTATGCGATCTGCCACATGCATGTGTCTAGCAATGGCCTGACCTTGTGCCACTCGATCAGGATCAATATCCACATTCACAATGTGATCATAATCAATTTGGCTCCGGGCCAGCAACAAACTCAAGTTTCCGTACCATGAACCCAAGATATAGACGGTACTGAATGAATCTTTGATCTTAGATAATTCACTGATCAACCACAGTTTGTTGAAGATCAACCCACGGTCAAAACTACCTGCAAGAGTGTCGGGTGTGAATTCTCGCAGTCTCATTATGTGTATACCAAACTATCTATTCTTTTATAAGGAATATTAAATGCATTCATAAGCAATTCCACTTCTCGAAGGCATTGATCCCTTGCACCACCTACAAGGTATGCACCGCTGAATCTTTTTAATTGTGCCACACTGGTCCAATTAACACTGATAGAATCATCTTCCATTTCTTGCATAGCACCCATAATCAAAGATTGTTGTGGTGTGCGTCGGTTAGATGCTGGAAATTGTAATTCTCTACTATCCGTTTTCTTTTGTTGATATAGCTCACGAATTGTGGCAATTATAACTGCAGGTTCAATTCCGTGGTCCATCCAACTACGCAAGTACCCATAACCTTTGTCTACAATTTCAAATCTATTCCAGTTTATTGCACTTTTGGGTGCGAAAGGATCTTCGTCCTGCCAATTTGGATCGTTTTGTGTTACAGTATCTTCCCAATAAGCCAACACATCGTCAAGACTGTCCAGACTAACTCCGGTCTGTTCGGCATTGATGAACATCAACACTGGACCAGTTTGTTTATTTACGAATTGAATAATTTGTGTGAATACAGAGTTTTCATTGCCGTCATTCATTCCTGAATATTCAGGTTGAACATCTACTACAATAACAGGATGTGCCCGACCTTCGGCCAAAATCTCATGAGTTCTCATTTTTTATGCCCACGGCGCATGTTGAGTTGCCAACGTGCTAACTGTCCTTTGCGACCCTTGGCATGTGAGGCCTTTTCTAATTCAGCCATTGTAGCGTGCTTGGGTATACCATGTCTAACGCTATCTCCGGGACGACCAGGACCTTTGCCATCCGCAAAGTTCTCCGACACACCTTGATTCTGGTGAGATTTTACAATTTTCACAGGCCTTTGGTTGATCAAAAAATCTGTGTTGAGCCATGCAGTACTTTCTACATCCCAGGCATTCATGAACACATTGACACTTCTATTGGATGGCACATGA